GGGTGATCGTCACGCCGCGGTTCACCAGCGAATAGACCAACTCACCCGCACCCAATGCCAAGCCTGTCCGTTGTGTGTAAGCCTTGGCGGATGGCTTGGCCGTGAAGGTGTGAACCAATGGCGCGCCCGGCGTAGGGTTCCATTCTGGCCCTGACGGCGTGCCTGGTCGGCTGATCGTAACAATCGGCGCGCCCGTGCCGTTGCCCGCCGCAATGCCCGCTTCGACATAGGCTGCCTGAACGTCTGCCGTGATATCCGCGCCGCTCATGCCAGCCTCGGGCCGGTCGAGTAACCGTAAAGCCCGCCGCCGATGCACTGGCGCAGCATGGCCTCGATTTTGGTGGACCGGGGGATGGCCGCGCCGCCCTTGCTGGCGTCACCCGTCACTTGCCATTTGATATCGCCCACGCCGACAAGAACCTTCTGTTCGGCTGGCGTGAATGTCTTGGTCCAGATGCCCGGCTCTGCCACTTCTGCAATGGCAGCCTCATACACAGCTTCCACGACATTTGGGCTGTCGGCGGTGCATGTCGATCCGTCCAGATATGTGAATTGTATGTAATCGGATGCGCGAATAAGCGCCTGCAAAGTCGCGGCGTTGTCAGCGATTACCGTGCCACGGTCCCCGGCGTATGCGATGAGCGCTGTGGTGGTGCCGATCATGTGACGCTCCAATGAAGGGGCGGGCTGTCATGGCCCGCCCGATGGTTATTTTTTGCCAGTTGGCATGGAGGGCTGTGCCGCCGCCGCGTCAGTTTTTGCCTTGGCTGTCGGGAAGGTCAGCCCGACAGCCTTATAGCGCGCCACATCCGCTTCGCTCAAGGGATTGTCCAGCGTTTCGGTCTTGCCCGGTTCGATGATGACATGACCGCCCGCAATGCGGACGGCCTTGGCACGGGCGGTTGGGTTCCCGATGATCATGTCAGCGTGCCCTTACGCAAGACGCGCGGCTGGGAACACATATAGAGGGGGTAGCTGTAGAGTTCACCCTTCACCCACATATTCCGGTCACGGTCGGGAATGTTCATGGCGTAAAGCGGCTGACCGGGGGTGTTGACAAAACCCGCAGCTTCCAGCGGCGAGTATGCCACCTCGAAAACACCAGTCGCGCCGATTGGGAAGAATTTCGCCTCAGCCGTTGGAACCGCCACGGTCGTGCCGTCATCCGTCCCGCGATAGTTGTGGAACGTAATGCCGCCGATGGTGAAGCTCTCGAAGATGGCGGCCTGATCACGCAGAGCCGTTGCGGCCATCTGGTTCAGATAGAACTTTTCGACGTTGGGGTGATTGACCAGCGCGTCGTAGAAGTCATCACCCGCAAGCGCATGGATCGTTGCGCCTGCAAGCGCGCCTTTGCCCGACCGTGCCATGCTGCGTGCAATGTCTTTGCAGATGCCGATCACATCAGTCGTGGTCACGTCCAACTCGAAGCTGGTGGCGGTCGGGATTGCCTCGTTGAACGCGGTGGCATAGTCGTAGATCACGGTCGAACCGTCAGCGTCCAGCAACAGGCCCTGAAGCGCCCCAAGCCGGTGATGCTCGTGGGTCAGTTCCATGTCGGCCCGAATGCGTGACATGCGGGTGTTGAACTCTGACTGAACCGCCATCAGTTCGGACTCTGTGCCGCTGGCCCGGATGCCGTCCAGTTCTGCCGCGTAGAGCGTGAACTGTTTGGCAAGGCGAGTGGTCTTCAGCGCAACGGCGTCACGCGTCGTGCTGCCAAGCGACTCAGGCGGTGCGCCGTCTGCCGATGTCGGGATCAGCGTAATGCCGCCCTCGGTCCGGTCAACAAAGACGTTGCGCGACCGGACCGGCTTGGGGGTGAACAGATTGAGCGAACCCAAGAGCTGCGGAACATACGGCATTTTCTGGACGAACCCGGAAAGGGAAGTCGTGGAAAATGCCGAGTTGTTGAAAACGTCCATCGAGGCCATATCGTTTGCTCCTTCAGCGCACAATGATGCCGAGTGCAGCGAGTGCTGCATCAGCGGCGAGGATTGCAGCGGCGTTGGCCGCCGGGTCGTAGGTGATTTCCGTTTTGACCACTTCGGCGTCACGCGCCACGATTGTGGCCACAACGTCGATTGCGCTGTCGGTGGTGTTGGTCTGCGGAACCAGAAGCAGGCCAGCAGGGGTTTCCGAACCGTCGTCAGAGGCGGCAAGCTGGGCGACGAATTTACCGCCCGTGGTGATCTCGCCCATGATCGTGCCGGGAACAATCGTGCTGTTCGCCGGAACGGTGACGGTCACTTCCTGACGCGACCGATACATGCCATTGGCCTCGGACACCAGAAACGCATAACCGCGCGTGCCTTCAGTGAGAATTGTCATGTCTTATGCCCCTTTCGCTGGCAGGAACGCGCCCCAGGCGTCGTTCGTTACAACCTTCAGGCCGCCCTTGACGCTATCGGCGAAGGCGTCAACAGGCTTGATGTCCTTGGCCAGTGCCTTGAACATGCCGGAGATTTCAGCGTCGCCGGCGTCCTTCACCATTTCGTCGCCGTATGTGCTGGCAACAGCGGCCTTGCGCAGATCAGCATCGCCCACGTTGGTGCTGTCAACCGTTGGCGCAATGGCTTTGACCAAGGTTTCCAGTGCCACCCGATCCGCGACCATCTGGGTCATCTTTTCAGGGGTCAGCGCGGCGTCGGTCAGCTTTTTGACGTCAGCCTTCAGCGTGCCGATTTCTTCGTCCTTGGCCTCCAGTTCGCCGTCCTTGGCGGCCAGTGCCGTCTGTGCGTCCGTGATCTGTCCTTGCAGCTTTTCAAGCGCCTGCGCGCCTGCGTCGGTCGTGACGACGGAAAGTCCATCGATCAGGACTGTCCGCGTTTGGATGGCGTCTGCCATGATTACGTCCTTTTCGTCTCTGATGGGGGATGCGCCCCACCCCGCTACAGTGATTGGTTCAGCATCACCGATTCTTGCCAGTGGCCCGGCGCGTCCGGCGTCCACAATAGCGATGTGGTTTCCCACGATGTTTGTTTGCCGCGCCTGATACGCGGTCCCGTCCGGCGCAATCCCGTCGCCCCATACCAATTCCGAGGTATATCCAACGCTCAATTCGCGCTTGCCGTCCTGCACCTTGCGGATCGTGGCGGCGTCGGTCAGTTTGATGCCGATGCGCAGATACTCGCCGTCGCGTAAAACTTCCTCGTTTGTCGTGCCGACCGAAACCATGCGAGCCGTGTCGGCCGTCACCAGATCAACAGGGTGGTCATCAGTGACAGGCAGCAGGCCAAACGTTTGCAGGCTAGCCTTGCGAAACACTTCAGACTCGTCACGGTAAACTGTCACAGTGTCCAGGTCGGGCCGGTCAAGTTCAGAGCCTCGATAGTCCTGCGTGCCGATGCGGGCCGTGCGGACATTGGCAATTAGATACCCTTCGTCTGTGGCGCGGGCACCTGTAAGCGTGGCGGCGTCTGTCATTTTCATTCGTCTGCCCCTTCCGCGCCGTTAAAAAACTCTTTCACTTTGCCTTCCAGCCCCGGAAACGCCCCGCTTTCGGTCAACGTGTTTACGATTGTATCCGCAAGCGCCTCTTGTGGCAAGATGTCCATGTCATAAAGAACTTTCACGCTATCAACAAGAACTTTGCCCATATCAGCCCGTTCTTTGGCCGTTGGCTGGAATAGCGGACGCCACGTCCAGTGCAATTCGGGCGGGCGATTACCCAGCGCCGAACGGATCAGGCATTCGTTCAGGATTTCCATGGCCGGATCCAGATCAAGCGTCTGCATGACGCGGACCCGATCAAAATAAACTTTCTCATCGCCCGCACCCGTCGCGTTCAAGCCCGCCGCTGAAATGCCGAACAGCCGCGTCATCGGAACGCCTGATGCCGCCGAGACCATCTGCATAAAGCGATCAATGATGTCGGGCAGCGTGGCAAAGCTCGCGGTTTTCTGGTCGTATGTGTCCTCTGCGTCCATCAGCAGCGCGCCGTTGATGCCCTTGCCGCGCGCCGTCAGTGCAGCGCGTGCCAGCGCCATGTTTTCATATTCTTGACCGCCGTCCATCAGCCCGTCAGTAAAGCCCTTGATGCCGAACACGTCAATTTTGGCTTCAAATACCAACGACGCGACGTTTGCAATGGTGGCGTCGAGGTTCCGCACGGCGCTGATCGTGGCATTCAACGTGCTGTCACCCCAGCCAGGGTATGCGGAATACCGATCATCTGGCACTTCCTCGCCCGTTGCAATGACAAGACGGCTTGGGTGGATATCAACCGATGCACCGGTGGCAGGATTCATCCGATACATGATCGGTTTGCCAAACCCCGGCAGGCGCGGGTCGCGCTGGATTTCACCGGCGGTAATTTCCGACCTGTTCAAAACCGCAAGATATTGCAGCCCGCCCTTGCCGATCCGGGCCGGATCCAGCGGCTTCGATGCGTCCAGGTCGCGCGTGCCGATATAGATTGCAGCGCCGCCGAACAGCCGCGCGCGCTTGAGGTTTTGCATCGTCTTGCCCTGCAAGCCCAGACGCTTTTCCTCAGCTTCAATTGCCGTGATCTGTTCCGCGTCGGCCTGCCATTCGCGCCATTCACGGGTCGCATCCTCGGCGGGCAGGTCCACCACATGGCGGGCAATGGCGCTGGTGCGATACATGGCGACAAGCTGATCGTCGGCAATCGTGGTGTTGTAATAATAGCTGTGCGATGCCTTGTCCCGGTCTGTGCCGAGATTGGCGACGATGTTGCGCAGGCCGTCCATGATTGTCATATTGTTCCAGCCCATGAATTGTTTGCGCCCGCCAGCATATCGAACGCGC